CCATAACGCCGGAAAGACTCCCGAGGGAGCCACGTCACCTGCCAGTGACGTGAAGTCGCAGAAGAAGCCCACGCGCCGTAGCAAGCGCAAGCCTTCTGTCGCCGTGCAACAGGTGTCCCCTGTTGTGCCTGAGGTTAAGTCCGAGACCCCAGCTGTAGCAGCTGAAATTTCGACTCAGAAGGAACCCGACGTGGTTGTCGATGTTCCAGCCGTAGTCCCCGCGGGCAAGAGCGAGGAGGTTACCCCGGCTGTTACTACTTCTGAGGTTTGTCAAGGTTGTCCGACAACTGAGAGTGCTGAGGTGGAGGCAGCAGAGGAGAAGGAAGATGAGAAGCCTAGGCCAGACGTGTTGAGACGTTACTGGGAAGGAGAGTGGCATAAGACTGCGGCGGTCTTGTCCCTTTGTTTCATTTGTCCTCCGTTGGTGTTGATGGTAATGGGCTGGCTGCATGGCAACTTGAGTTCTTTGATGGGGCTCAGTGTTGGTTGTGTGGTGCAGTATTGTGGGGTACAGGGACCTTGGTCACTGCATATTTTCGGGGCTTCCGAGTCCAGTTGCTATGCGACCAAACCTGTTTTTGTCTTTGACACCTACTACGAGCGTAAGAGTTGTGGCCTTCTTTGGGCGTCCAGCATTCATGAGCTGCGACAACCAGAGTGGCTGACCACTTACGTTCGTCCTGGCCACTTCGTTGACGTTCCGATGTTGCACGGTGTTGGCAGGTGGCTTTCGATGGTTGGATTTACAGTTCCCCGCACTGACTACGAGTTGGTGGTTGGTTGGTGGGCTGTGATGAAAATGTTGGGGTTGTTTGTTTCGCTGTCCATTTTGGTGCTGTGGAAGTCGTCTTTTCTGATTGGGTGGGTCAGTAAGCGGCTTTCCTGGGCCTTTCGCGGGGATGTTGTCACGCGTGTCAGTGTGCAACCGTTGCTAATGAAGAGGGCTGAGCTTCTCAGTCTCGACGTGGAGTTATTGTCTTACATGTACTCTTGCGTAGCCTTCAAGCTCCGGGATGCGCGGACTCCTGCATCCTTGATGTCGTCTGGAAGGGCGTGGATAACTAAGTTCCGTAAGGGGTGGTCAGAGCTAAAGCAAACGAGTCAATTGTCCGACTCGGTTGTGGAGGTCATGGCACTTGCCCCCGCCGAGGAGTCCGCAAGGTCCCTTTGGGGTACGGGAGTGGTGTTCGGCGCAATACAGAGGGCGCGAGGTCTGGCTCTCGGTTCCTTGATGTGGGACCGAAAGCTGGACTGTTAGGCCAGGCCGACTATCGTGGGCGGGATTTGTGTTGGGGAAACCGTAGGTTACACCTTGGACGAAGGTTGTAAGATAACCAGTTTTCCTGACTCCCACGATAGTCAGCACAAGAAGTTGATGGTTCGGGTAGCTTCACCCCTAATCCCTGGGGTCTTTCAACCGACGTTTCACCACGACTGTTCACATAACCAATTGCGCGCTGCAGTTGGGAGAGTGATGGGAGTGGTGGTAAAGCCTTCTCAGCCGGGCATAGTGAGGTTGAAGGAGACAGCAGCGTGGGTGGCTTCCAAGATACCGTTTTGTGGTGAACAA